AGATAAAGAAACGGAGTCCAACTATCTCCACAAGGGTTTGGCTCAACGGAGTTTTAAGAGAGCGTGGACACTCTCTGATGATACGGAAGTTAGATCAGTTGATTTTGAGGATGGGCTTTTGACTATCACTCTTGGTCGAATTGTCCCCGATCATCATAAACGAAAAGATTATCTATAAATATAATTGAATATCGTCGGCGCTATGCCACGGGAGGCAACTGGCAAAATCCAGTTGACGCCTCCCATTTTTATTGCTACAATGAATAGAGGTATCATACAAAAATGACAGTAAAACTTTTACTCTTGAAATCTGGAGAAGATATTATTTCGGATATTCAGGAAATGGTAACGGAAGATTCTGAAGGTAAACCAAGAGTTATCGGATATTTTCTAACAAAACCGTGCGTTGTCAAACTTCGTGATGCTAGCCTAGCTGCAGAGCAAAATGAAAAGAAAGAGACTGCGTATAATGTTACAATGTACCCTTGGATTCCTTTGAGTAAGGATAAGATTATTCCACTGACTGCAGAGTGGGTAATTACAATTGTTAATCCTGCAGATCAAGTTAAAAAAATGTACGAGGAGGACATTCTTCCAGATGGAAAAGTTAATCAAAATTCTAGCACTGACGAACAATCTGATTCTGATCAGTCAGATTGAAGAAATTGGTGCCGATATTGGAGAACCAGATTGTAAATTGGTTAAACCATTTGTTGTTAGAAGTGATCAAACACTAGAACCATTTCTTTGTGGTTACACAAGAGAAGATACGTTTATGATGAGTTCGGATAAGATTCTGACATTGGCAAATCCAACTCCAACACTTATTGAAAAATATGAGGACTTGATTAAAGAATGAGATTTTACACTAATGTTCAATTGATTGGAAATCAATTTTTGGTTCGTGGAGTAGAGAATGGTAAAAGATTTGAGAACAGAGATGAGTTTTTTCCAACTCTCTTTGTAAAAACTAAAAAAGAATCCAAGTATAGAACATTAAGTGGTGAGTTTGTTGAACCAATTAATCCTGGTACAGTAAAAGACTGTAGAGAGTTCTATAAAAAATATGAAGAAGTTGATGGATTTGAGATCTATGGAAATGATCGCTACATCTATCAATACATTTCTGAAAAATACCCAGAGGATGAAATTAAGTTTGATATTAGCAAAATTAAACTTGTAACTCTGGATATTGAGGTTGCTTCAGAACAAAGATTCCCTGACGTAGAATCTTGTTCTGAAGAAATTCTTGCGATTACAATTCAGGATTATACAACTAAAAAGATTATTACTTGGGGAGTTAAACCATTTAATAATACTCGCAAAGATTTGACATATCATCATTGTCCTAGTGAGTATGAACTTTTAAGTCACTTTATTAACTATTGGATGGTTGATGTTCCTGATGTGATTACTGGATGGAACATTCAATTATATGACGTTCCATATATTTGTAAACGTCTGAATCGTGTCCTTGGTGAAAAGTTAATGAAACGATTTTCTAATTGGGGACTCGTAACAGAGGGTGAGGTTTATATTAATGGTCGTAAGCATACTGTATTTGATGTTGGTGGATTGACTCAACTTGATTATCTTGATCTTTATAAGAAGTTTACTTATAAGGCACAGGAATCATATCGCCTTGATTATATTGCAAGTGTAGAACTTGGTCAGAAGAAACTTGATCACTCCGAGTTTGATACGTTTAAAGACTTCTACACAAAAGGTTGGCAGAAGTTTGTAGAGTATAACATCATTGACGTGGAACTTGTTGACCGTATGGAAGACAAGATGAAACTGATTGAACTTGCTCTGACAATGGCATATGACGCCAAAGTAAACTATGCCGATGTTTTTTACCAAGTAAGAATGTGGGATAATATTATCTACACATATCTTAAGAAAAGGGATATTGTTATTCCACCAAAAAGTAAAGCAAAAAAAGATGAGAAGTATGCTGGTGCATACGTGAAAGAACCTATTCCTGGCAAGTATGATTGGGTTGTGAATTTTGACTTGAATTCACTGTATCCACACCTAATCATGCAATATAATATTTCTCCAGAAACTCTTGTTGAAGAAAAACATCCAACAGTGACTGTTGATAAGATCTTAAATAAAGAACTTACCTTTGAACTGTATAAGGATTATGCAGTTTGTGCCAATGGTGCAATGTTCCGTAAGGATGTGCGTGGATTTCTTCCAGAACTGATGGAAAAGATTTATAAGGATCGCACCATTTACAAAAAGAAAATGCTTGCTGCAAAACAAGAGTATGAAAAGAAAAAGACAAAAGAGTTGGAAAAAGAGATTGCAAGGTGCAACAACATCCAAATGGCGAGGAAGATTCAACTTAACTCTGCTTATGGTGCTATCGGCAATCAGTATTTCCGTTATTACAAACTAGCAAATGCCGAGGCAATCACTCTTTCTGGTCAAGTTTCTATTCGCTGGATTGAGATAAAGATGAATGAATATTTAAATAGACTTCTTAAAACAAAGGATGTTGATTATGTTATTGCTTCAGATACTGATTCCATTTATCTTAATATGGGTCCTGTGGTTGAAACTATATTCAAAGGGAGAGAGAAAACTACTGAAAGCATTGTTTCGTTCCTTGATAAGATCTGCAATGTGGAACTTGAAAAATATATTGAAAGTTCTTACCAAGAACTGGCGATCTATGTAAATGCATATGATCAGAAGATGCAGATGAAGCGAGAGAACATCGCTGACCGTGGCATCTGGACTGCGAAGAAGCGATACATTCTCAACGTATGGGACAGCGAAGGTGTTCGTTATGAAGAACCCAAACTCAAGATGATGGGCATTGAAGCAGTTAAGTCTTCGACTCCTGCTCCTTGTCGTAAAATGATTAAGGATGCTCTTAAGTTAATGATGAATGGAACTGAAGATGATGTAATTGAGTTTATTGATAATGCCCGCAAAGAATTTAAATCTCTTTCGCCAGAGGAGATTTCATTCCCACGTTCTGCTTCTGATGTCCAAAAATATTCATCATCTTCCTCAATTTACGCAAAAGGAACTCCCATTCATATTCGTGGAGCACTTCTATTCAATCATTACATTAAACAAAATAAGTTAACAAACAAGTATTCACTCATTCAGAATGGTGAGAAGATTAAATTCATCTATCTCAAAAAACCAAATAGCATTCATGAAAACATTATTTCCTTTATTCAAGAATTTCCAAAAGAACTTAACCTTGACAAATACATTGATTATGAACTACAATTTGAAAAAGCATTTCTAGAACCACTCAAAATTATTCTCGATTCTATTGGGTGGAATGTAGAAAAAACTGTAAACCTTGAACTCTTTTTTGCCTGATGGATTTGCCTATTAACGATAAAGAACTGAATACCATTGTGAATGCTATGGCTCTTGGTGGAGACACGGCACTATATCAAAAACTTAAACTGGTAAAAGAACTTAAAGAACAAGGTTTATCTTATAAAAAAATACTTCGTGAACAATACGGAATGGTGTGCTGATGATTAGACTGAATTATTACATTAAAGAGTTTCCAAACGTAACACTCTTTAAGTTCTTTAAAACTGAAGATGCAGTAGAGATGTTTAAATCCCAACATCCAGATTATGTTTTTATTGGAGATGAGTGATGGATTTTCTTAAAGATATTGTAAAAGAAATCGGTGACGACTATACAAAGTTGGCATCTGATATTGATGAAACTGAGACTTATGTTGACACGGGTTCTTACATTTTTAATGCACTGGTTTCAGGTAGCATATTTGGTGGTGTATCTGGGAATAAGATTACTGCTATTGCTGGAGAGTCTTCTACTGGAAAGACTTTCTTCAGCCTCGCCGTTGTTAAGAATTTTCTTGATACCAATCCCGATGGGTATTGTCTCTATTTTGATACTGAAGCAGCTGTCACCAAATCTTTATTAGAATCTCGTGGAATTGATACTACTCGTTTGGTGGTTGTTAATGTTGTTACTATTGAAGAGTTTCGTGGAAAGGCACTCAAGGCAGTAGACCTGTATATGAAAAAACCTGAAGGGGAGCGCAATCCATGTATGTTTGTGTTAGACTCTTTGGGTATGCTTTCTACAGAGAAAGAAATCAATGATGCACTGAACGATAAACAAGTTCGTGATATGACCAAATCTCAACTGGTCAAAGGTGCATTCCGAATGTTAACCCTTAAGCTAGGTCAAGCAAATGTCCCGCTCATTGTCACAAATCATACATACGATGTCATCGGAGCTTACGTACCAACTAAAGAAATGGGAGGAGGTTCTGGACTCAAGTACGCAGCAAGCACGATCATT